TGGTATGTTGCTCAAGCAACCCAAGCTCTTGGAGTTTCCTTTAACGAAGTCATTGAGCGTAATGTAAGTAAACTTGAAAAGCGTTATCCTGGTGGAGCGTTTGACATCTACTATTCTGAAAACAGAGTAGAAGGTGATCTCTAAATAGAACTGATAGAGTTCAAGTCCCTGTTATATCCTTGAGGTATAACACACTTGAACCATCTGGAAGGTCAATCCGATTGGCGACGGAACCTGTCTTGAAAACAGTTGAGGTGTTAAAGCCCTTGGGCGTTCGACTCGCCCACCTTCCGTTTAGGGGAATTAGCACAGTTGGTAGTGCGCCTGCTTTGCAAGCAGGAAGTCAGGAGTTCGAGTCTCCTATTCTCCATTAGAAATAAATAAAAATAAAACATTTAATGAAATCTTTCAAACAGCTAAAACAAGAAGTAACTCAAGAAAGATATATTCAAAAACAAATTTTTCAAGAGGGTGACTATATTATGTCATCCCTTACAGGGGATAAAGGAAAAATACTCCGCTCAGGAGTTAACTACGTAATTGTAGTATCTGAATCTGGTAAGATGTTTAGAGCATGGGTAAAAGATATTCGTGATATTAACATAGATGAAAACATAAATAAAGAAAGAAACAACACCACCAGTATCTTTGCAAATGGAAAGACAGAAAGCAACAACGGAAATTAAAAATATGGATGCTTTTTCAGAAGCATTGATTCGATCTGTGGTATATCATCTTGGCGAAGAAGGAATTCCATCACTACAGAAAAAGGGTGACGAAGATAACTTTGCAAAAAAAGATCCAAAGGAAAAAGCTTCGGCAGCAGATCCAGCTATTAATATTGCTGGTGGCACAGGAGTAAAACAATCTCACGGAGCTGAGATTAAACATACTAATGTTGTTGCTAAAGACGTTCAGAAAGAAGAAGCAGAACTAGAGGAAGCTAAGAATAAGGAAGGCAAAGAGCAAGGTGCTGATGGTAAAGCATGTTGGGATGGTTATAAGTATGCCGGAACCAAAAATGGTAAAGACAAGTGCGTGAAGTCAGAAGAATGGGAAGGAAGCAAAGAAGATAAAAAAGAAGACGAGAAGCTTGCTAAGAAAAATAAAATGTCTCTCAAAGATTGGGAGAAGTCAGATGCTGATAAAAAGCATGACATGAAGAAAGAAGAAGTAGAGAAGAAAGAAAAAGAAAAAGACGAAGGTGGTAAGCACAAAGAATACAAACATGCTCCTGGTAAAGAAGAGAAGGGAGAAAAGAAAACTGAAAAAGAAATGAAAGAGCAAGTAACTCTTCGTGACATTGTTGAGAAAGCTGTAAGCAAATCACAACAAAGATTTATGGGTATGGTTCACGCCAAGAAAAAAGGCGACATGGAAGGTGGCTCTAAAGAAGTTAAACAAGCTGCTGCTTCTATGACTGATAAAGAAGCTACCAAATTTGCTTCTACTAAGCATAAGGGTCTTCCTGAAAAGAAAACTAAGAAAGAAGATTATGACGTAGATGCAGCTAATCAATTGTGGTCAGAAGTTGGTGAAAGATTAGAAAAACTTGGTGAAATGGACAACGCTAAATTTAAAGTCATTGGCGAGAAAATGGATCCAGTTGGCAAAGAAGATTCTGATGTCAACAATGATGGCAAAGTAGATAAGCAAGATAAGTTTTTGAAAGGTCGTCGTTCAAAGGTAAGCAAGATCATTGCTGCCAAGAAAAAAGTTGATGAGATGATTGCTTTGGAGCAGGAGATCATTGCTGAAAAAAAGTAACTTCGGCAGAACCTACCGTAGAGGTAATGCCAGAGATTCCTACTAAACAAGATCCAGAATATAAAGATAACCGAAAAAAATATAATAAATATATTAATAAAGCTCTCAAATCTCAAAAGAAAGATAGTATAAATATTACAGGAAAACCCTAAAATTCCCGGAGAAAAATTATGTCAGTTCTAATCGCATGGGCACTTGCTAATCAAGCACTTATTGCAACTGTACTCTTTGCAGTTTCAGAAGCACTTGGCGCAAATCCAAATATCAAAGCCAACGGTCTTCTTTCACTTATTCTTTTACAAGTTCAAGCACAACTAAAAGCAAAAGGTGGAAAAGATTTAACTCCCTGAGTTAAATAAACAAAATAATATTTACTAGGGGGAGTTAACTAACTCCCCTTTTTTTATAAATATATTTTAGATATAAAGTTCATGTTGGGGAAATTAAATGACTCTCTACAGTCGTTCAGAAAATAACGCACAAAGTTTAAAAGTATTAAACACTACGGAAAAAAATTCTGTAGACAAGTACGATTGGGATAATACCAAAATTGTTGATGGCGCCAGCACAGTTGCTGGTTCTCAGGGTTATGCTGATGCTGCCCGTAGAACAATTTTTATTGATGATGTGGAAGCAACACTTCCCGAGAACAGAGAGCGTGGTTTGACTGCTCCTGGCTGGTGGGAGTATTTTACATATACTGATGCTTCTGGCAACACTCGCCATAAGGCACAGCACCTTGTAGCATTTAAAGATGCTCCTAGAAATCTTGCTGACCTTGATGATAACGTAGCGGCAGACGTAGCATCGGCTATTACAATTTCCGTTCAACCTGCTGCACAGACCACGTATGGACCGGTGGGTGCTGTTCGTACCTTTACTAGAGCTGGTACTGCCGCTGCCGGAACAGGAACTTACACCGTCACTGGATCCACTGCTGGCATTGCAATTAATAATGTTTCTGGTGGTGCAGCCCCAGCCTCTACCGGATTTGAATACACGGTTTCTCGTGCTGGTGGAGTATACACTGTTACTGTTGTAACTGGTGGTTCAGGATTTGCAGCTACTGACAGAATTGTAGTCAAAGGAAGCACTCTTGGTGGTGTAGATACAACTAATGACCTTACAATTACTGTGTCCACAGTTGCTACTGGTGCTGCTACCTTCTCTGTCACAGCAGCAGCTTCTACTGGTTCACTTGTTTATCAGTGGCAGCGTAGAACCAGTACTGCTGGTAAGTGGGCTAATGTTTCTGGAGCCAATAGCTCTTCACTAGCTCTTGCTACACTTACTACAGCTTCTGACGGGTATCAATATCGTGTGAAACTCACATCATCTGCTGGTGCAGAAGAAGTGATTTCTAATGCTGCTACTCTCACTGTAACTGCTGCCTGATACTAAATGAACTTCGGTGAGTTGACTAAAGATAATTGGATTATCTTTGCTATTAAACATTATGAAAATCCTTTTTCGGTAACGTATGAAGATTTTGAAGAAGATTTGAATAAATTTAAATACATTAAAAGATTACTTCGTCGTTATGAAATGACGGGTGAGTTGAAAACCCATCTTATTTTAAATCATATCATTCTACTTTATAATGTATTTGGCGATGCTTCTACACCACTGCTATTTTTTAAAATAGAAGCAACATATTGGTCTATACTGAAGGCATTTTTGCTTTTCCTAAATAGATTACCGGACACATTAAACAATAATGTTGATCAAGAATGTCTAAAACAACTGAATCTACTATAAATGAAATGATTAATTCTGTCGGTGACGGCAGTGGGCTTCAATTGCCACCTGCCTTTGTTTTGGTTAATCCAAAACAACATCGCAAATATAAAAAAAGTAATCAAAATTATGTTGATGGTAGATCCAAAGGAGCAAAAAATTTACTCTCTCGTATTAACCGCCGCAAAAAAATGAAAGAAGAATTAGAAACAATTATTTCTGAAGCGGCTCCCTCAGAAACTGAGAGAGCCCAGAAACAAATTGGTCAGCAGAAAAAACTTAATCGTCAAAAAGATCTTCAAAAGAAACGAGACGAAGCTAAGAATAAAATGATGACGAAGACAAAGGAAATGGATACTTTGATGAAAGCTCGTCTGGCCGACTTCAAAAAGAAAGCTTCTGATCAACAAAAGAAAGTAATGAAAAACTCATATGAACCTGGAAATAATACTATTATGGAAAACGTTTCGTTAGATGCTATTGATGTTGCAATGGAAGTTGCTACTTCAGAATTAACTCATGGAGAAACACACTTCGCCAAAATTCAATTTGACGACGGCAGTGTTCAAAATCTAGATAACTTTTCGGCTAAAAAAATTGCAGCTACGTTTGCTTCTCTTTCGCCAGAAAATCAAGAACAGTTTAGATACATGCTCAATAAAAATGCTACATCATATCAAAGTGCTCTTGATTTTGCTATCAGAAATATCTAGGAGGAAATTATGCCTTTCGGATTTAATAATAAAACTGAACTATCAGTTTTAGAAGCAAAATTTTCTATCTATGAAGATCTCTCTAAAGAGATGCTTGACAAACTTGAGAGAGCCGTAGATAAAATTAGCGAGAGCAATCAGAACGTTGCTCTTATTCTTGAAAGGCTTGAGTCCCGTTTAGAGCAAGCAACTAAAACAGACAACCTTATTGTCAAAATGATGGAAGAGTTGAAAGAAACTCTTGATACTCGAATCAAAACAATTGAAAAAAA